GGCGTATGTTGCACTTGAAATGTTATCCACTCCTTGATTAGTAGTAGTGACTATTAAGTCTCCATTACTATCTTTGTGAAATCCATAAACTTCTGCTGAAGAAGCATTAGAAAATTCTAAAGCTGTTCCACCAGAATTAACTACTAATGCTTGACCTGCTGTTCCCAGTGTAGGAACATCAGTTGCATCAGTAATACTGAAGTTTGCTAATGAGAAAGTTCCATAAGCTATAACTTCTAAAATATCGTTTAAATTAGCACCTGTAGTTAATACTATTGAAGAACCACTTGTTGCTGTGAAATCTGTACCATTTACTAATTTTATTCCATTTAAATAGACATCTAAATATGTAGGGTCATAAGATAAACTTGAACTATCGTCAGCAGTAGTAAATGTTGTTTGTGATGCTGTAGCAGTAAATTTATATCTACTTGCAGTTCCATTTACTGATGAACCTGCCGATTGCCACCCACCAGAACCATAGACCTTCATGGTATCTGAAGCTGAATCGAAATATAAATCTCCTAAATCTAAAGCTGAACCATCTGGGTCTTGTGTTGGTGCAGTTGCACTAGCACCTAGATATGTATTTGCGAAACTGTTTACTGAATTTATATTTGTAGCTACTGTATTAATAGAAGCTACTGTGCCTGAAGCACCTAAAGCTGTAATCTCTGTATCTAATCCTGCAACAGTATTAATGTTAGCTGAATTTGCATTAACAGCATTTATATTTGCTTCGTTAGTTTTAACAGCATTAATATTTACACTATTAGCATTAACTGCATTAATATTAGCTGAATTGTTATTTACAGCAGTAACAGCAGAAGCAATATTATTGACAGCAGTAACATCTGCTGAAATTGTATTAACTCCAGTAATATCTGTTCTGATATTATTTAGGTTTGTAATTTCTGTATTTAATCCTGCTAAAGTATTTACATTAGCAATATCATTTCCAACTAAATTAACATTTGCAATATTAGTTGCTACTGTATCAATTTCTGAAGTTGCTTCGTTTAAATCATCTGCAACAGTTTCTACTTCACTAACTGCTTCTGCTAAATCATTAGCTACTGCAATAACTTTATTAATGTCTGTGGCTACTGTATTTACTGAACCAATGTTAGTAGCTACTGTATTAATATTAGTTTCGTTAGAATTTACTGAATTAATATTAGCTTCATTAGAATTAACTGCATTAATATTTGCTATGTTTGCATTTACTGTAGTTAAAGCTGTTTTGTTTGCTGTAGATAACCAAGTATTTTCTAAATAAGTTTTATTAACTGCATCATTATTATTTACTGGATTAGCAACATTCTTAATTACTTTATTTTGTGCATCAAACTTATCATCAGTATCTATAGTCATTGCTGACTGGTTAGCGTCTGATATTTCTTGTGCTATATAAAAGTTTTGGTCTGCTGATTTATCTAAGTCACTTTCAGTTAAAACAGAACCATCTGTAAAATCTACTATTCTTGTATCTGTAGGTGTTTGTCTTTCAATTCTAATAATTGCTGAATTTGCAGGTGCAGAATTAAAAGTTAAAGTTGAAGAAGAAATTGTAAAATTTGTATTAGAAACACCATCAACAAATGCTTTAACATGAGTGCTATCTAAAAATGGAAAAGTGATTGAGTACTGTGTAGTACTACCATCTCCTGTATAGGAGACTTGTGCTAAGTATGACATATATTATTTACTAAATTGATAAAGTGAGTTTAAGTCTGATGAGTTTATATTTATTCCCATCTTTAATTTTTCTAAATTTGTATTTACTGCATTAAGTGAATTAAACATTGTGAACTTACCAGTATCATCTTGTGTGCTTTTAAAGTTTTTGCTTTCTTTAATAAGCAATTCTTCAACAGCAGTATGATAATCTTTTACAACTCGTCTAAGTAGTTTTGCTCTACCACCTATATCTTTGTTGTTTTCATCAACTGCTCTTGGGTCACTTAATTGTTTATATCCGCTAGAATTTATTACTTGTTGTAATTTTTGGTCTAATGATAAACCACCTATTCTAACTTTTCTTAATAATTCTTGTTGTCGATTATATGCAGTTTGACCTTTGTCATTAACAAAAAATGTCAAATCAACATTACCTCTTAATGTATTTTTCATACTTGGTAAATTCACACCAAGTCTAAATATTTCTTTTGCAACTGGGTCTACTTTTTCTTTAGTTGCACCAAATGGATTAAATACACCATTGATAAATCTTGTTTCTTCATCACCCTGTATTTTTAAAGCATTACCTCTAAAGTCGTATTTGAACTCAACTTCAGCAGTACCACTTCTCTTTTTTAATTCGTCAAAAATATCTTTTGTATCTCTGTAGAATGGGTCGTTAATTAATTTTGTATAGATATTAGGAATAAATGAACCTGCTTTTGATTTAGCATATCTCATTACTTTATCAGGACTATCGTCTGTAAATACTTCCATAAAGTCTGCTAAACCTTTTAAATAAGTTTTAGAAACTAAATTTCTTGAAACTGAAGAACCAATAGCAGAAATAGTATTGCCTAATTTTTGGCCACCACTTAAATAATCTCTTGCCCCACCACCTTGTTGTGCAAGTAATAACATAAGGTTGCTTCCTGCTCTTTGTAAAGTTTCTTCATCAAGTTGGTCTCTATAAGTATGAAAGTCTACAACTAAACCTAAGAAAGCACCAAATGGGTCAAATCTTCCAAACTCTCTATATTTATAAGTTCCTGCTTCTTCATCATAATATCTAAATGAATAAGGAATAATTCCTGAAGCCTTTTTTAAATCTCTTAATTCTTTTGATGTAGTAGTTTTCTCACCTCTAATCTGGCCTTGACTACCTGTTATCTGACCTTCAGCTACTAATTTATTTGCAAGTAAAGTTAATGCAAAACCAGTTGCTAATTGTCCTCTAGCTTGTGCCATTCTTTCAGCACCTTCTCTACCAAAGAAATCATCTCTATAAGTTTTTCTTAAAAAACCTAATGGTGTTCTATCTACAACATTTAACATCAAGTTCATGGGTGTTCTTGTAAATGGAATAATCTGTTTCATAATTGGAAACTCGTTTGTTAAGTCTCCAACTCTTTTAAAGATACCTGTTAATTCATTTGTGTAAGTACCTTCTTCTGCCATTTTAAGTACTTCATCAATTCTGGCTCTACCAAATTGGTCAAAACCATTTTTAAAATTTTCATCAACTGCTTGTTGAAATTCTGTAATAGGTTTTTTAGTTCTTATTTCGTATCCAACAATTTTGTCAAAACTCTTTCCATCTTTAATAGCTTTATCAAAAGCATATCTTTCTAAATGAGTTCTGTATTGTATCTGTTTAAAAAATTCATCTTCAGCAGTAAGAAATCTACTAGGTTGTCTAACAATCTTACCTAAAGTATTTACAAATACTCCTGTAATACTATCGTCTTCAACTTCTTTACCATCAACTATTTTTCTTTTTTGAATAGATTTTTTAGGTGTATCTAGTTTATTTCTAGAAGTTAAAATTCCATCTTCTTTCTTTAAAGCTAAACCTGCATACTTAACAGCATCTTTTAAGTATCTACCAAAAGATACATATTGGCTAAGTGCTTTTGTACCCTCTAATCTTAATGCTTTTGCTTTTGCTGAATTACCTAAGTAACCTGTAAATGAACCAATAGTTTTTTCTAAAGGTCTCAAAAACATATTAATCATGTTTGAAGTCATGTTAATAATGTGTGTTTTTGGATTAGATAAAAGAGCATTAATCCATATTTCGTTTGCTATATCCCAAGTTCTACTTTTACCTGCGTAGTCTAATATTTTAGTAACATCAGCATCGCCAGTTAAAGCAAACTTTCTCATAAACTCATCAAAGTCACCACCATACAATTCATACTCTTTTATTAAGTTTTCTTGTTCTTTATTAATTTGAGTTCCAAATGACTTTGCTTGTAATCTTTGTGTTCTTGCTGTTTGTGCAGAAATAAATTCTTTTGCTCTATTAACGAATTGTAATTTCTTAAATACAGTCTTTCTAAATAATTCTTTTGCTCTAGGGTCTTTTTGGCCTAACTTAGCTAATCTTTTTGAAGCACCATTTAAA